CAGGGTGACTGGAAGAGTGCGACCATGTTCGGTCAGCAGAAGTTCACTCCAGGTGGCAGGGCTATCACGATTACTGAGGGTGAGTTCGATGCCTTGGCAGTCTATCAGTTAACTGGGTCTCGGTTTCCAGTGGTGTCTGTTCGTAATGGTGCGTCAGCAGCACTCAAGGATTGCCGTGCCAGCTACGAGTATCTCGATAGCTTTGAGAAGATTGTAATCTGCTTTGACAATGATGATCCAGGAATCCAAGCAGCAAACCAAGTAGCAGAATTGTTTGGTGCGAAGGCACACATCTTCAAGTATCCTACCAAGGATCTCAAGGATGCGTGTGATTACTTGTCTACGAGTAAGACGAAGGAGTTCGTAGATACATGGTGGAATGCAGAGAAGTATGTACCCGATGGGATTGTATCAGGGTCTACGCTATGGGAGCTAGTCAATCAGGCTGAGGAGAAGGCAGAGGTGATGTATCCCTACGAAGGGATCAACGATCTAACCTACGGTATCAGACTAGGTGAGCTGGTGACGGTGACTGCTGGATCAGGGCTAGGTAAGTCTCAGTTTTTACGGGAGATTGTGTGGCAGATCCTGAGTAAGACAGAAGATAATATTGGACTCATGTTCCTGGAGGAGTCAGTTAAGAAGACAGCAAAATCATTGATGGCATTGGCAGCAAACAAACCCTTGCATTTACCCGATTGCGAGGCAACAGATGAGGATATAAAAGATGCGTTTAACAGAACACTTGGTACGGATAGGCTATATTTGTTTGATCATTTTGGTAGCACTTCCGTTGATAACATTGTCAATCGTGTGCGGTTTATGGCTAGGGGCTTGGATTGCAAATATGTTTTCGTTGATCATGTTAGTATTATCGTAAGTGCTCAGGAGTCAGGAGACGAGCGTAAGGCAATCGATGAGATCATGACTAAGCTTCGCATGCTGGTGCAGGAGACAGGCATTAGTTTGTTCGTGGTGTCTCACCTTAAGCGTCCTGAATCTAAGGGGCATGAGGAAGGCGCAGCGACTTCACTGGCACAGCTAAGGGGGTCAGGTGCAATCGCTCAGTTAAGTGACATGGTGATCGGTTTAGAGCGTAATGGGCAGCATACTGATGCGATGGAGAGGAACACTACCTATGTGCGTATCCTTAAGAATCGATTCAGTGGGTTGACTGGGTTAGCATGCAGGTTGTTGTACAATAGGATGACAGGTCGTATGTCAGAGTTACCACCAGAGGAGAATAACCTATGACAGAAAGAGGAATGTTTCGTAAAGATGCTGGTCAGATTGAGATTGATATGGCGAATCAAGAGAACGCTAGGAAAAAGTTGCAAGATATTCTGAACATGGAAGTTAAACCTCAGCATGAGTTTAGTATATGGGACTGGGAAATATACAAAGACAACCAGCTTAAAGGTATTGTCGAATACCGTAGACGCTTTATGAACTTTGGAAAGTATCCTGACTTTCAGTTTAGTAAGAAAAAGTTTTATACTATGAAATCAAAGGCTTACGATTCAAAGATACCTGCGTATATGGTTGTTGAATTTGATGATGCTTTAAAGTTCTTTTCAATTGAAGGACAGCCTCAAGAAAAGATTATGCAACGCAGAGGAGAAGTACGAACAGAGGAAGTTGTTGTCATTGATAACAAAGATTTTAAAGACGTAACGCAAACAATGGAGAATACAATATGAAGAATATTTTACTTGCAGCAACACTGATTCTAGTGTATAATAATAGTATGGCATGTGTTACGACTACTGTAGTATCAGGCGGTAAGTATGTCGTGTGTACGGTGTGTCCAACATCTACGGTGTGCGTATGATTCTACTGAAATGGACTGGCACTATACTCTGCTTGATAGGTATTGCTTTGACTAGCTTTAATATCTATCCTGCGAATGTAGTGTTCGGTCTAGTGGGTTCTCTATTGTGGACATTAGCTGGATTCTTGCAGCGAGATATCCCACTCTTCCTGGTGGAGGCAGTGGCAGTAATTATTTATTTCATAGGCATGGTGACATGGCTAATTAACTAAGGAACAATATGAGTTTGATTCAACTACCAAAAGTAATCGATGCAGTGAATGAGTTAGCGCAGAAGGTGCAGAAGCTGGAGATACAAGTACAGTTACTGCTCGGTGAGCACAACAAGTTTACTGTGATTGAAGAGCCACTGGTGAATAAGAAACCTACTGTTAAGAAGAATGATTAAGATTGTACTGTGGTTCTGTGTAGGTGTAATGGTAGGGTATACAGCACATGAAGCAAGGCATACAACAGACCTAGTGAAGTGTCCTAGCTATACCACTAAGTACGCTACATGGGTGGGCTATGTATCCTTTAATCATGATGAGGTACGCTGCTTCTGGGTGGAGAATGAGTACCCCAGGAGAGTAAGAGGAGAACAAAGGATTAGACATGGGAGAACAGAATGACAGCAGAAGAAACGATATTACAGCTACAAGCTAAAATAGATAAGTACAAGCAGGTGTTAGAATATATTGCTAACGAGTGTGTTGAACTCAGTCATGATAAGATTAAGTGGCAGTGTGAAGACCACATTAGATGGGCAAAGGATGTATTGAAATGAGCACAGAAGAATGTTGTAATCAAAACTGCAATCAGGGTAGGGATTGTCCGTTGCGTGTACCTCACCGTAGTCTTGCAGAAGAAATCACAGAGGGGTTTGAAGCGTTAGAAAAGATACGACAGCAGCAACTAGAGATAGCGGAGTTAAAGAACGCAAGAGACTATTGGTGCTTACAGTATAAAGATGTATTTAGTAAACTGGAACGAATAGCTAACGAAAGGTGCGGTGGAAAGGATGAAGATAGTTCTAGACATAGAGACTAACAGTAAGCACAACAAGATATGGTTAGTAGTAACGAGAGACATCAAAACAGGAGAAGTGAAATCGTGGAAGGAAGCAAGCGGATTACAAAAGTATTTGGACAACTGCGATTTGATTATCATGCACAACGGAATCTGCTTCGATGCCCCAGTACTGAGAGAGACTTGGAAGATTTCGATAATGCCGAGCCAAGTGTGCGACACGCTCGTGTTAAGTCGCCTACTAAGTCCAAGCCTAGAGGGAGGACATAGTCTTGATGCATGGGGTAAGCGGTTAGGTTTTCTTAAAGGTGAGTTCAATGATTGGGATGGAGGCTTGACTGCTGAGATGGAAGAGTACTGTATCCAGGACACACTAGTAACACAGAAGTTATACGAGCACTTAACAAGTGAATTGAAGTCTAATAAATTTGACCAAAGGAGCATTGATCTTGAACACAAAGTCCAAGCCATCATCGCAAAGCAAGAAAGAAACGGTTTTAAGTTGGATGAAGTGGCAGGTATTACTCTTCTTTCAACGCTGCAGAATAAGCTGGCTGTTATTGAAACTGAACTTCAGAGTATTTTCCCTGCAAAGACGATCGAAAGAATCTCAGAGAAAACGGGTAAGCTCCTCAAAGCCAAAGTCGAAGTCTTCAACCCAGGCAGTCGCAAGCAAATCGGTGAGAGGCTCATCGAGAAAGGCTGGCAGCCCAGCAGGTACACCGAAACAGGTCAACCGATCGTCGACGAAGGGACGCTAGACGGAGTAGATATACCAGAAGCCAAAGCGATCAATGAGTATCTAATGCTCCAGAAGAGAGTAGCTCAAATAGAATCGTGGCTCAAGGCAGTAGGTAGTGATGGTCGAGTACATGGCAAGGTGATTACTAATGGCGCAGTCACAGGACGAATGACGCACATGTCACCTAACATGGCACAAGTACCAAACAGCGGAAGCCCTTACGGTATTGAATGTCGTAGCTTGTGGATTGTTGATAAAGGTAAGAAGCTAGTTGGTGTTGATGCTTCTGGTTTAGAATTAAGAATGTTAGCTCACTACATGAAGGATGATAGCTATGCAAGGGAAATTGTTTCAGGCGATATCCATTGGACGAACACGCTCGCATTGGGTTTCTTCCCAGCAACAACTAAGAGGGATAAAGAAAACCATGAGCACGAAGTCAGGAGAAACCAGAGTAAAACATTTTGCTATGCCTTCCTCTATGGCGCAGGATCTTCCAAAATCGGGAAAATTGTTGGTGGTTCACAACAAGAGGGACAAAGACTCATTGATACTTTTCTTAAGAACACACCGCAACTCAAAGCGTTACGAGAAAAAGTTGCAAGGATCTATACTCAAAAAGGACAACTACCTGGTCTTGATGGGAGGAAACTACTCGTTCGTTCGGAGCACTCTGCGCTCAACACGTTACTGCAAAGTGCTGGTGCAATAGTGATGAAACAAGCATTGGTAATTCTCAACGATAAACTTAGGCGAGCCAAGATCGATTATAAGATGGTCGCAAATGTTCACGATGAGATCCAGTATGAAGTAGAAGAAGCAAGAGCAGAAGAAGCAGGACGACTAGGTGTTGAAGCAATAGAAGAAGCTGGACTATTCTTTGACCTTCGCTGTCCTTTAACAGGTGAAGCACACATAGGTGATAACTGGAGCATGACGCACTAATGAAATACCCTAACGGTTACTTTAAAATTAAGGCATGTCCTACTTGCAGTAAAGAGTTCACACCTAGTGCTCCTTCGCAGATGTATTGTGCAAAGGAATGTAAAGGTAAGAATGCTTATTACAAACGCAACTATGGGATTACAGAGGAGCAGTACGAAGCGAAGAAAACTCTTCAAAAGAATTGCTGCATGATCTGTGGTTCTGCTGGTTTTACGATAGGCAAGAAAGGACATACTGAGAAACTTGTTGTAGATCATGACCATGAGACAGGACAGACACGAGACCTTCTTTGTCATAATTGTAACAGGGGTCTTGGCTTGTTAAAAGATAACTTAGAAGTAGTCGAAAGTGCTTTAGAGTATTTAAAACAATGGAAAGGAATTAAAGATGGAAGAAATTAAACAAGCAGTACTGGTGCTCTTGCGACAAGGACAGAACCTTACTACTATTCAGGACGACTTAGCTCGTGTAGCAGAAGAACTAGAACTAGCAGCAAGGTACATGCAAGCAATTAAAGATGCGGACTTTGCACCATGAAGAAACTGTATGATGGAATCCCTGAGAATGTCGAACCTCTTGTTATACTAGGTGATGATAATGATTACTTAGTTGTGTACACAATCATGACGAATGAGGACACAATCGAGATACTAGAACGGACGATACGGATTCTTAAGGAAGAAGATTTACAACCAGCAAAGTTGACGCAGCACTAAAACTGTGGTATAATATATGTAGTAGTACTAACTAACTAGGAGAAATAACATGGATACAAGCAAACCTTTACCGATTCAAGCAGACATTTTCTGGGCTAGTCTTACTGAGCCAAACAAGTTGTCAGGAAAGTATCAAGTTGACTTGAGTAATCTAAGTAAGGAAGCTGTACGAGAATTAGAAGCAATGGGTGTGACAGTTAAGAACGATGCTAAGCGACCTGACCAGGGTTTCTTTGTGACTGCTAAGAGCAAGCTCTACCCTATCACTGCAGTAGATGAAGGTGGCAACATCTTGAATGTGAAGATTGCTAACGGATCTAAAGCAGTAGCTTTGATTAAGACCTATCCCTATAGCTTCCAAGGTAAGAAGGGTGTTGGTGTAGGTGTCAGCAAGTTGATTGTTAAGGAACTGATTGAGTACAAGCCTGAAGGTGTAAGCCTTGCAGACCTGGAAGAAGAAGCTCTCTAATGATGAATAAGTTTTGTACAGTTTGTAATCAAGATAAACCTTTCACATTACGGGGTTCGTGTTGTAAAGACTGTGCAAACTTACGATCTAAAGCGCACTACGCTAAGGTTAAAGGAGATCCTGAATTAAAAGATAAGTATCGACAGAGAATCAATGAGCAGAACCGAGCAAGAAAACAACAAGCCATAGAATATTTAGGAGGCTGTTGTTCAGATTGTAAAGGAACTTTTCACGATAGCGTATACGATTTTCACCATGTTGATATGTCTTCTAAGGAAGGAAATCCTTCTAAATTTATAGCAGGTAGTTGGGATAAAGCAAAAACAGAACTAGATAAGTGTGTTCTTCTTTGCTCCAACTGTCATCGATTAAGACACTTTGGAGCTAATGTATTATGATGAAGGCACTTATCGATGGCGACATACTAGTGTATCGCATAGGCTTTGCTTCTGAGAATGAAACAGAGTCTATTGCGATAGCTAGATGTAGTGAGTTCATAGAGGACTTGATTCTGTTCAATGGGTTCGGTGAGTACCAAGGATACTTAACTGGTAAGACAAACTTTAGAAATGAGATAGCTGTTACTGCACCTTACAAGGGAAACCGTAAGTCAGCTAAGCCTAAGCACTACCAGTTACTGAGGGACTACATGGAGTCTGCTTGGGCATTCACTATGATTGAAGACCAAGAAGCAGATGATGCTATCGGTATCGCAGCATACGAGATGGAAGTAGGTGAGTACTGTATTTGTTCTATTGATAAAGACCTGGATATGCTCCGAGGAGACCACTATAACTTTGTCAAGGACGATAGGTACTTCATCACTGAAGAAGAAGGAATCAAGAACTTTTATAAACAGTTGCTAATGGGAGATCGAGTTGACAATATCATCGGTATCAAAGGCATTGGAACAGTTAAAGCGGAAAGGCTACTCAAAGAATGCAAAAACGAAAACGAGATGTATCTTGCTATCCTGGAAGCTTACGAAGGGAACGCAGAGAGGGTGCTGGAAAACGGAAGACTACTGTGGATACGAAGGCAACACAACCAATTGTGGACACCTCCAGGATCATTGTCATTAAATGGGTGGACGCAGTAAGTGATGGTGGCTGGGAAGAGCACGAGAAGCCTGACATTCATGAAGTAACTACAGCAGGGTATATTGTTTCAGAAAACAAGGATGCCGTTTGTATTGCTTCTACTGTGTCGGGTACATTTACCAATGCTAGGATGCATATTCCTAAAGCATGGATTAAATCTAGAAAGGTAATTAAACTTGAAGCCCCAGTCAGCAAAAGCAAAAGGAAGAAAACTACAGCAGTGGGTAAGGGATCAGATACTCCAACGATTCCCTACGCTGACCACTGATGATTGCAGGTCAACGAGCATGGGAGCGAGTGGAGAGGATGTTCAACTTAGTCCTCTCGCTAGGTCGCTGGTCAGCTATACGATTGAATGCAAAAATCGTAAAGCTATTGCAGTGTTTAAGGATTACGAACAAGCAAAGACACATGGACTAGTAGAGCCACTGGTTATCTTGAAACAGAATAACAGTAAGCCACTAGCCCTAGTCGATGCTGAGCACTTCTTGGATATGGTTGAGAAACTAAACAAAGGAAAATGAAATGAGATTGATTGTACACTTAACAGAATACGAAGGACAACCCGATCAATCAGCTGCGTCGATTGATATTGGTCTACCTGATGGTGCTCGTTATGATACCCTACAGGAACACTTTGATAGACTGTTGTCAATTGTATATGGTTATCCTATTGGTAAGGCAGATAGTAATTATCACAATCCGTTAGATCCAGAGGATGAATAATGCCGACACACTTAGTGATACCAGATGTACAGGTAAAGCCAGGTCAGGACTTCAACTTCTTGAAAGCAATTGGCAACTACATTGTTAAGAAGCGTCCTGATGTTATTGTTAATATTGGAGACTTTGCGGACATGCCAAGTTTATCAAGCTACGATAAGGGGAAGAAATCCTTTGAGGGTAGACGATATAAGCATGATGTTGAAGCAGTTCATAGTGCAATGGACATCCTCTTAAAGCCACTACGTCAGCTACAAGATAGGCAGCGTAGGAACAAGGAGAAGGTCTACAAGCCACGCATGGTGTTGACTATAGGTAACCATGAGCATCGTATCAATCGTGCAATAGAGAACGATTCAATGCTGGATGGGACTATCTCTTTAGAGGACTTAGGATATGAGAAAGCTGGTTGGGATGTTCTACCGTTTGAGCAGCCTGTTATTATTGATGGTGTTCTTTATGCCCACTATGTCACTGCTG